TCTGTTTTTTTATTATTATATCCATAATATTCTTTTACATAATCAAAGTCATTATGAATAGTTTTTTTATGCCAAGGTGAAAACCTTTTCCTTGGACGTATACTATTTAGTAAATAATCGAATTGTAACTTATTATCAAGATTATGATATTTGTTCATTTCGTTGGCGTATAATATAGTATCTTGGAAATTAGAGTAGTTCTTGTTTACAAGGTAAGGTTGATAGTTTTTCTCCCATTGTTCATCATCACTATCCATCAACCTCTTTTTTGTATGAGAGATTGATGGAATGTAATCTTTAAATAAATCGTAACTCATTTCCAGTCACACTCTACCATTAGTTCAGTAAGACATGCAACTAAATTGATTTCCTGATCAGCTACAAAGGCAGACTTATACGAATAATCTGCAATTGTTACGACTGCCTGGGGTATGGAAGATGGTTCCATATGGTCATACAGTCCATCATAGATACTTCTAAACAAAGTATTAGGGTCATTGTCTAAATTTTGATTTACCCATCCACGCATTTCGGTAAACTTTTTATCTTTTAAGGCAGATACTAACTTACCAAGATTTATTTCTCCAACATCAGTGAGAAGGCCTTCGTCAATCTCACCACCTATAGAATATCTTTGCAACTCATTTAAAACTCTTCTCCAATCTGGAAAGTGTTTCATTACAAGTTGTTGAATGACTTTTTCTTTATACTTGATATTCTCACTATCAAGAATCTTAAGAACCCTAGTGTAAAAACCAGATGCAAGTTTTGGTTTGTCTTTTTTTGCAATCTTAAATTCTACTAGAGAGCACCGACTATGAAGTGGTTCGATGATACGATTTTTAAAATTACAAGTGAGAATAAATCTGCAATTGCCTGAGAATTCTTCGATAAACCCACGCAAAGCAGGCTGAGTCGATTGCGGATTGAGATAATCTGCCTCATCTAAAATAATAACCTTTCCAAATTCTGCATTATCACTCGCACTAAAACTTACAGTTGATGCATAGTTTCTAATCTTGGTTCTAAGAGTGTCGATGTTTCCATCTTCTGAACCGTTCACTAATATATAGTCAACATTCAGTTCTTCGCATAATGCTCTAGCGACAGTTGTTTTACCAATACCAGGCCCTCCTGCAAGGAGTAGGTTAGGAAGACTACCGTTTTCTACGAACTCTTTGAAGGTCGCCTTTAGGTCGTCCGGCAATATGCATTCGTCAATGGTTTTAGGACGATATGACTCTACCCATAGATAATTTTCTGAACCCATCCTCACTCTCCATAAACAGAATCTTGTTCAAGTGTAATCCAATACTGAATAGGAAGTTTCTGATGGCGGAAAGTTGAGATTTTGTTCTTCGAAATACTTACAGAATAATCACCTTCGATAAGTTTCAAGTTCTCAGACTTGAAGAACATTCTAAAGTTTTTATCACTCTCGCCAACTGGTTCTTTTGCAACATTAGAGGTATCATCTTTCTTATCCAATGCACACAAAAATACTTTTTCATCATCACCAGTTTCCAAAGAAAAATCTGGAAGTCCACTTATCGATGCCACTTTATTGATTGTCGAAAGTGTTGTATTAGGAATATTAACATCAATATCCCAAGTTGGAGATGGTTTAGAACCTGATGGATTGTTTTCCGAACCATCTAGTTCAAATGTATTTTCTGTATATACAACAATAGATGGTTCTGCAGCATAGAACTTATAACTCTTTTCCCCATTGGTCATCATCACATACTTTTCGTGAAATTCAAGTTCTGGGTATACTGACAATAGGTTTAAAAACTTTGTCAAATCATAGATACAAAAATCTACTGGAAAGTCTTCTGTTACATCTGCGGCTGCAAGGATATTTCGCATCACGGAAATAGTCGAAAGTCGATTACCTTTTTTAAGATAAATCGACTGATTAATAGTAGAATAATTTTTTAGAATATTCTGGGTTGTTTCACTCAATCTCATTTATATTTTCTCCATAAGTTAAATCATGATTATGTAATGCCAGTAAACCATAGTGGATCACCTTCAATAGATCTTTTCTATGATCTTCTGGTGATCCCTTTTTACCATATCTTTGTGTATATTTCAATACATTTCCTAAACAAAATCCTTCGCCTAAACCATTATCCATAATGAATTCGGTCGATTGGAATCTGCCTTGCGAATAGTGTTGGTTGTATGTATTATCGATGTATGCCCGAATCTCTTCGAGCAATACATCTTCGTTGAACTTATAATCTATCAAAATGGTTCCTCATTGAATAGTTCTTCATCATTCGTTCCCATGTTTGTGACATCTTCACCACCGTTAATCTTGGTGAACAGGTCAACAAAGGATGACTTTGTATCTTCATCAAAACGATTTGTACAAAGTTCTACTGCCTTGAACACATCACCAAATATTGAATATGTCTCGACAATGTGGACTAGACGGCGAGTAGAAATGATTTCATCGATACCACCTTCTTCAAAGGTTCGGCGAATTGCGGAAGCCCAAGTGGTAAGGTCTTCGATGATTTTTGTTTCTTCAGAACCAACCTTACCAAAGGAAGTAAGATGGTTTGTAAGAATTTTCTTCTCTACCGATTGAGAAGGATACTCCTGTTCAAAGGTAACTTTGAATCGTTCCAAGAACGCCTCGTTCAGAACATTAGTACCGATGAACCGTCCATCATCAGAACCTTTACCTTTTGTGTTTGCAGTTGCAATAACTGTAAACCCAGGCGCAGGACGAACCATGCGGTTATCTTTCTTTAGATAAACACCCTTACCATCAATGATAGACTGGAGACACATAATCTTATTTGATGCAAGGTCAATTTCATCAAGAATAAGAACTGCACCTCGTTCCATTGCATCGACAACAGGGCCTTGTGAGAAGACTACATTACCATCAACAAGGGTTTTATCCCCCAACAAATCTGACTCATCAGTTTCGATAGTAATTGGAACTGTAATACACTCACGTTTCAGTTGAGCACAAAGTTGTTGCGAACCGTAGGTTTTACCGTTTCCAGAAAGTCCAGTAATGAAAACAGGATAAAAGATTTTTGATGAAAGAATCTTTTTCATGTCATTGTAGAATCCGAACTTAACAAAGTTTGGATCTTTTTCTGGAATCAATGATTCTGTATGACGTTCTGGCATTGACACCGCCGACTTTTTTGTTTTTGTAATAGGAACAACATTACCTGTAAGCATATTAAACACATTACTTACATTGTAGGAACCATGTCCTTGGCGGTTTTGTGTTTTACACAACCATTGGGGAGTTGCCTCACCAAACTCTTCTGCCTCGGCAAGAATGTCTTTTTTACGGACAACACTACCATACTTGGTTTGGAGTTTTGAAAGGAACTCTACCTTTTTGTCTTTATTCCACATTATATATTCTCCACAGGGAAGGTTTCACAAATCATCATTACAAGTACATAATACCAAAAACTACTAGGGTTGTCAATAGTTTTTGGCAATTATTTCACCAGATCGACAAATTTATTTAGAAGTTGGCGACTGGTTTTTTTCTTGGATTGGAATTTTGCAAACTGTTTTGCAATTTTTGCATTAGTCATATCATCACTAACTTCCAATTCATCTTCACTACCTTGGTTACGCATATCAAGAATGTAATATTCATCATATCCACACTTAGTAGCTGTCAAGAAACCATTTTTACGAGACTCTTTTAGGTATTTTCCAGTATCACACCACACATTTCCTTTACCCATGTAATTATAGATAGCGGATTTTAAGTCCCGAAGGTTATTCACAACATAAAACCCAATAGAAGAGGCATTATGTTTATTTTTCATATAATCCAAATATGCATCAGTTTGACTATGTTTTTTTGTGTCATACGAAAAGAATGTTCCTGTATTCTTGTCCTTTACAAAAACTGTACTGGAATTGAGAGTCCGGCGCCAAGAAAATCCTTTATGAGAAATCCACTTTTGTCCATCGGGGGTTTCATCAACATATTGGAAATGATCTCCTGCCTCACCATCTGTCAGAACTACAAAACTCATTTTCTGAACTGAGTTTTCTTTACGAAACTTACCTACTACTTTATCAAGAATAATCAAAGAATCGTTAAGAGGAGTTCCACCCATGCGGTATTGATCCAGTTCATAAGTTATACCATAAATATGATATACATTTGCATATGCAAGATTGATATATTGCCGACATGCTTCATAGAATTCAGACTTTTTCATTTTATGAGACAACATGCAATGAAGTTTTACATTTGGACTAAAAACATGTTCACCTACTTCTAGCGATTCCAAAATTTCATATTTGTCAACTTTAGAACGATTTTGATCACTGAAGTTGTAAACCTCAAAAGGAATTCCAACACGGCGGCAAAAAGTTGCAAGAATAATTGTTTGTTCTACCGTCTTAACCAACTGACGATGCATAGAACCTGACCAGTCAACAAGCATAACCATACCATGGTTTTTGCCTTCTGGAATGACATTTTTCTTTTTAAAGATATCTTCATTCAACTGGAAACTCCAAAGTTTGTTGGAGTTGATATTACCAGACTTCGCAATATAACTTTTCGCATACTCATCTGCAGACTTCTTCATTTCAAATTCTTTTACAAGATAAGAAATTGTTTTGTTATGTTTTGCAAGAAGATTAGTATATGAGTTTGTCCAGTAGTTCTTCATTTTTTCAGTTGTAATCAAGCTCATATCCAACTTCTTCGCAAGATCATCACGCACTTCTGTCCACTGAATAATATAATCATTTGCATTGAATTTTGGGATATCAAGATATGTGATAGACGCTTCATGATCTATCAATTCTTTAAGTGCATCTGCAAGGTCGGTTGCTGTCTGAGACACAAACTCATTATCATTAATTCCAGAACCACCTTCTTTCCCACCAGTAGATGTTGTAGGTGTTTCTTCACTATCTGATGGTTCTATTTTATCACCACCGTTTGCAGAAACTTTTTCTTCTGAAGAAGATTTGGAATCATCATCATTTCCGTTTTCTGAATTTTTTTCCTGATCAGCATCACCATCACCATCAGTCTCTTCAATCTCTTCAGAACTGTCAGAAGAAATATCAATACTTTGTGCATCTGGATTTTCTTCTTCATCGGATGGTGAAACAGAATTTTGCATTTGATTTTCTTTTTCTTCTTCTACTTTCTCAGAAATGAAGTTAAAGATTTTTTCTGCAACATCCGCAACTTCTGCAAATGTTTCAGTTTCTGCAACCATTTTTACATATGGAAGTTCTTCTGTAGTAAAGTAACCCTTTAGATCATACTGGTTCGAAGGGTACTTAAAGAACACATTGATTTTATCGATAAATGACATATTACCGAAATCGGATTGTTGAATTCCGAAAAAGTCTTTGTCATGAAGTTCATCATAACCTTTGAAGAAAGATGAACGCAAGCCAGGAAACTTTCGTTTCATCAATTTTTCAATTCGAGCATCTTCTACAACATTAACAAACGCTTTGTTAGAACGTTTGATTGCATTTTCTAAAACACCTTCTTCTGAAGGAGTATATAAAGCATGTCCCACCTCATGTCCTACCAACAGGTCATAAAGTGTACCAGACATATCTTTCCAAAGAGGGAGGGCAAGAACACGATTTTTTACATCAAAGTAAGCAGTCTCAATATTCTTGTGTTGAACCGAAATGTCTTCTTCTGCCATTAGTTTAGCAAGAAGACTTTTCGAATTCTTTGTGAACATCACAACATCATTCATATCAAAAATCCCATATAGAGAACCAAATCACTATATGATGATCTCATATTACAGGGGGTTTGTCAAGCACTTTTTAAAAAAAACTATCTAAACTTATCACTCTTTTATGTCGAAACATGTCGAAATCGTCCTTATCCTTTTGAAAACACCAGACATTTTCCATATAAATTTTATTCATAAAGGTATTCATTTTTTCTTTATCGAAGTTACCATCTTCATCAGAAAACACCGCCTTTCCTTGTGGCCTTTGCATAATTCGCATACCAACCTGTCCAGTAAACGAATCACTCAACATATCCACAAGTTCATCACCAGAACGATACCTTTTACCCTTAATCTTGGGATCCATGATGTTTATCAACATATGTCCACCACTTCTAAGAGAATCGAAGGTGTTTTGAGATACTGGTAAATAAAAATCATCTCTCCATGCTTCATATTCATTAAATTTTGCCCAAGATTGATCTTCGGAATGTTCTCCACCTTCATTATATCTTTCTGTTGAAAAATATGGAGGCGAAGTAAATGCACAATCAATGTCACCAATATCATGCCAAGGCAGATTCTCTGCACCACAACGATAAAATACACAAGTTTTCTTATCACCATAAAGTGCGAAATAATCTTCTTTATCTACGATTTTATAAGTGTTACCTATTAACTTAGAGTATTCTTGTGCCTGAATTTTATAATTCTTGAATGTGTTTGGATTTGGATCACAACCAATATAAAGTGTTGCATTAGAACAAAAGAATCCTGCAAGTCTATCTCCCCAACCCATCGAAGTATCCAAAACTCTCTTTGCGGAAGTCATTTCATATATGCACTTTGCAACTAACGGTTTAAACTGCGTAGCAATGTATGTACCGAGTCTAAACGCCATCATGTACTGTTTGTTAGTTAGTTCCCAACTATCGTTCACACCTCGCCATATGGGGCCTAGCACACCCCAAATGTTATCACCCTCGTTCCACCTATCTACTGGTGATTTATACCCATAGGAACCACAGGACATTCTTTCTTTGTTTTGGAAATAATCACTCACTTCATTGAAAACGGATGGGGCATCAATCAATCCAATACCATATTCTTTAAAAGAATATTTGTAATCATCGTATTTTTCAATAACCTCTTTTTGTAAGTTTTCTACTGGAGAAATATAGTCCGAATAATCTGCAGACTTTAATTTTCTAAATTTAGAAACAAGTTCATCATATGAAAACTCTTTATATGGAAATAGAGGTTTTTCGGTTGTTATGTACTCTGCAACCGTTGATCTAAAAACATCACGACCATATTTTTCTGTCGCAATAGTAAACAGTGTACTATCCATAACAGGCAATCTATTTTCATTCGTAATGGTTTTTAAAAAATTATAAAGTTCTTTATTACTATCTGTCTTCATCAAAAATGTCCAATCACTGTGTTGCGTTCGTCTGCAATTCTCTCAAGAGATAAAAGATATGTCTCTCGTAAAAGTTCCGAACCATAATATTGTCTATTAGTTCTAATACATGCAACTGCAGTTGTGCCACTACCCATAAAAGGATCATAAACTATATCATTCTCTTTAGTATAATTCAAAATGCATCTTTTTGCAATAGATATTGGCATTCCATATGAATATTTTTTATATTTTTCACCATATCCATCGAACCATACATCTGGTTTAAATTCTTTTGACATGTATTGTTTCACTTTACCTTTACCAAAAGTCATTACATTACCGTATGTCAATCTATATAAATCAACTTTATCACTCTTAACCCATATCTTATGAGTCAGTAATTTATAACCCAAACAACTCATTGAGTGTTTCAGAATACTAGATTTGGGTACAATAGTTCCATTGTATTTTCTGTCGGTAAAGGCAACAGTAAATGCATTACTTTTTGGTTTTGCAGCACTAAAAACTTCAATTAAAAAATCTTGATAAAGGTCTGGTTTAGATGGATCTATACCTATTTCTTCAAAATCTGGTGGACTTGTAAAAAGATAATCATATTCCAACTCACCAATCCATTCTTTGTAATCACCTAATAATAATTTACTTGTCATTATGTATTTTGTCCAATCCTACTAAATCCTTTTACCTTTTCAAATCTAACAACACTGTGGAACTTGTCATATAATATATCACCCTTATGACTGATAACAAAAACATTGTTACCACCTAAAGTATTTAGCAGTTTTAAAAATTCATCTGTACCAGTTGCATCCAAAGAACTATCAAACACTTCATCAAGAATAAGAAGATTGGTGTTGACACTATTCTTCATACGAGCGATTTCTCTCCAAGTAAACAGAAGTGCAAGGTCAATACGCATTTTTTCGCCTTCGGAGAAAGAAGGATATGTAAAGTTTTCCCTT